ATCTTTGCCTGATTCCGGTCAGCAGCACAGCCGTAGACTTCAGCGCGTTCCTCACCATCGCCGCAGGTGAGCAGCAGCGCGATTGCCGCGGCAAGCTCACTCTTGCCTTGTTTCTTTGGGATCTCCACGTAGGCGGTGTTGAATTGCCGGTAGCCGTTCTCCTTGATCACGCCGAACAGATCGCGCACGATCTGCTCCTGCCAGTCGATCAGCTCGAACGGCTTTCCCGCCCATGTGCCTTTGGTGTGGCAGAGCTGCTCGATAAAGAGGCAGGCGTAATCAGCAAGATTCTGATCATAATGGGAGGTTTTCTCCATAAAGCGCGTGACCTTGTATTTCTTCAGCTTTCGCATTGCCATGGAGCATTCCTCCTTCCTAATGGCATAAAAATAACCGCATCGCTGCGGTTTCTATCGGTACGAGAGCGAGAGCCCGTCAAGGCTCTGCTTTCGGAATATTCAAATTCAGGTGTTGCTTAGTTGTACTGCTTCATGAGCACCGCGTAGGCGAGCTGGCTGGCTTCGTCCTCGGGCTCGATGTCCCATCCGCGATCGTAGTTGAGTGTTACCTTGCCGTCGACGCGAAGCTCCATCTTGGAAATGCGTCCGCCATCGATTCCGTAGTCCTCGGAAGGTTCCGGGTAATGCTTCACCCAATATTTAACGACCGTTCCTTCGATGAGCAGTGATCCTTTTTCCCACATTGTCTTGTCCTCCGTTTGCTCTGGTTTTCCCTTTCGGTGTGTACATATATCACTCTGATCAGCTTTGATAGCAAGTCATTTCGAGGAATATATGTGACAATTTTTCGGGTTAATCCGGGAGGCCGGATTGTGTAGTTTACAACTGGAATTCGATGCCGTTTTTGCGTTCCGGCTCTTTCGAACCGAAGCGGTGGTCGTCGGCTCTCGTGACTGTCTTGAGCCCGGTCATCTTGCAGCCGAGGCTTGTCAGTCCGTAGATGCCGTCCATCAGGCCGGTGCTCTCATCGGTTACCACAATCGCGGTGATTCCGGCTTTGCGGAGCGTGTCAACGAAGTCGCTGAGCTCGTAATCCCAAGGGAGATCGTCGACCTCGAATGCGTCCGCGCCGTTCCGAAGGCTCCGGTCGTATTCGCAGAGCGCCTTGTTCTGTCCGGCGGTGAAGGGGTAAGGGAACTCCTTCTTTTCGCGTTCGTCAAAGGCTTTCACGCCGTCCCAGTCGTCGGCTTCCTTCATGGCTTCGCGGTCCTTTTCGCGGATGGCCTGTGCCTCGTTGTAGGCGATTGCGGTGTCTCTCATCTGCTCGAAGTAGGTGTTCTTTTTCATCGTGTGTTCCTCCTGATTTTCGCTTGTTTGCTTGGTTTTCTGTGCCTTTCGGCATGTGTATATATCACTCTGTTCGGCACATATAGCAAGTCAATTTGGCCAGATAAATTGATAAATATCTGTGTCCAGAATCAGGATTCTTTCGTTTCACCGGTCATGATGAAATGCACATATTCTTTCCTGTGTTTTTCGATGAAAAGCACCAGCTCGTAGTAGTTCCGGTCAAAGGCCAGCCGCTGCACGTAGGGCAGGTCGAACATATTGCAAAGGCCGGTGTCGCGGATCGAGAGGATCTGCTCCTTGATTTTCTCATCCATGTCAGTCCACCACCTTCCGCACAATGTCTTCGCCGTAGATGACGTTCAGTCCGCTGCCGTTGTCCCAGTGGACCAGCATGCTTCCGGTGTCGTCGATGCCGTAGACCGTGCCGCGGGTTCCGGCAGGAGGAGCCTGAATGTCGTCCATCTGGACCAGCTCCACGCGGGTACCGTTCGGATATTGTTTGTGCAGCTGTTCGAGCTGTTCCGGTCTGATCATCCTCATCCCTGCACCTCCTCGGTAGCTTCCTCAGTGGTTTCCTTCTTGGGTGCGCCGTTCTTCCAGCTGGAGTTGCCCTCGAGGTTCCGGAGCAGGATCTTGCGTTCCTGCTTGTATTCCGCGCCGATGAATCCGAGGCGGAGGAGGAAGCAGCGGAATGCGTATTTCTCGTTGGCGACCGGCGTCTCGGTGCTACTTGCTCTTTTCAGTTCCTTGGAGAGCTTGCAGAGCTGGGCGATGAACATCGTGTAGGCTCTGGTTTCGTCCGGTGTCGGCAGTTCCGGGAACCATGGGAATGCGATGCGGTCTTCCTTGATTTCGAACCGCAGGTCGTCAATCCCGAGTGCCTTCTTGATCAGGCTGCCTTTGGCTTCGAGAATGTTGGTCAGCGTTCCGACCGCGACCTTGTCGAGCGGAATCTCGACCGTCAGGCCAGTTTCCTCGGCCTCTGGCGCGGTTTCGTCTGCCTCTGCGGGTTCTTCCTTGGCTTCCGATTCCGCTGTTTCCTGTGACTCCGGTTCGAATCCCGCGTCTGCGATGGCTTCGAGAACCGTCTCGACTTCCTCGCTGTCCGCCATGTCGTCGAACTCGAGTGCACCGTCCTTGGTGACGGTGAAGTAGTCGATCTGGTAATTGCAGGTCGGCATCTTCATGTACTCGGCCTTCGCGCCGGTAGTATCGGCGATAACCCTGACCAGTTCCTTCCTTTGTGCTCCTGTTACGTTGTAGTTGATTCGCATGTGTTTTACCTCCGTTTAATGTGGTTTTCTGCCGTAGGTCCTGTGCCTTTCGGCATGTCTATACATCACTCTGAACGGCTGTAATAGCAAGCGAATAAGCGATATTTCTCAGGTAGAAATTCTTCCGATTATGCGGGCTTAAAACTGTGCTTAGTACACAAAGGAATCATTTGCCGTCGGGCAGCTCGACCTCCTTAACAAGGTCGGAATAGAGGAGCTTTTTGCCGTCGCGTATGACATACACATTTTCGGAATCGCCGGTATCCTCGACGTAGCGCCGGAGGATGACGGAGGCGTATTTCGGATCAAGCTCACACATGTAGCAGGTGCGGTTCAGCTGCTCACAGGCCATAAGTGTCGAGCCAGAGCCGCCGAAGGTGTCGATGATGATGGCGTTCTCCTGCGTTGAGTTCTGGATCGGATAGCCGAGCAGATCCAGTGGCTTGCTGGTCGGATGGTCATTGTTGCGCTTTGGCTTGTCGAAATTCCATATGGTAGTTTCGGCGCGTCCGGCGTACCATGGGTGCTTGCCGTTCTGGAGGAATCCGTAGAGCACGGGCTCGTGCTGCCACTGGTAGTCCGAGCGACCGAGCACGAGGCTGTTCTTTACCCAGATACACACACCGGCAAGGTGAAAGCCTGCGTCGACGAACGCCCGGCGGAATGTCAGGCCCTCGGTGTCGGCGTGGAAGCAGTAGGCCGCGCCGCCTTTTTCGAGGTGATCGGCCATGTTCTTGAATGCCGCGAGCAGGAAATTGTAGAATTCCTCGCCCTTGAGACTGTCGTTCTGGATGGTGAGTCCGTCGGATGCTTTGAAGGAGACGCCATAAGGCGGGTCCGTCAGTACGAGGTTGGCGCGTTTGCCGTCCATGAGTGTATCTACATCTTTCGGATTTGTGGCATCGCCGCACAGCAGCCTGTGCCTGCCGACTGTCCAGAGATCTCCGGTCTCCACGAAGGAGGCCTTCTCCAGTGCAGCGGTCAGATCGAAGTCGTCATCCTCGACGTCCTTATCGGATTCTCCGTTCAGCAGCTTCTCCAGCTCCTTGTCGTCAAAGCCGAGCAGAGACAGATCAAATGCGTTCTCCTGAAGATCCGCCAGTTCGACGGACAGCATTTCTTCGTCCCATCCGGCGTTGAGCGCCAGCTGATTGTCAGCGAGGATGTAGGCGCGTTTCTGCGCGTCGGTCAGATCCTCGGCGAATACACAGGGAACGGTTTTGTAGCCTTCCTCGCGGGCGGCAGCGATTCTGCCGTGGCCGACGAGGATGTTGTAGTTGTTATCAATCACAGCAGGAGAAACGAATCCGAACTCCCGGAGGGAGGAGCGTAGCTGTGCAATCTGTTCTTTACTATGTGTCCGGGCATTCCGGGCGTAAGGCACCAGCTTGTCGATTGGCACCTGTTCAAGTCTTTGCGTGTTCATTTACATTCCCTTTCTCGCTCTCAGCAGGCGTTCCATCACGTCGTCCTGCGGATTCGTGCCGCCGTACTCTGCGGAACAGTTTTCTTTCACGATCTGGAAGATCTCGTCCCACAGGCGGTTTGCCTGATTCATGTAGTTGATTCCGATGTTGATGAACGGCGACGGGATAGGCTTCCCGGTTGTCGGATGCTTGGAGAGGTATCCGAGCTTGGTCGTCATTTCTTCGCACTGAATCCATCTCGCCGAGCACATCGCGTAGCGCTCCAGCAGCTGAGGCGACACGGCCTTGGCTACGCCGAGCTTGTCAAGCCATTCCCAGGTCTCGCGGTAGATGTCGGCGGCCTCCAGAGTGGAGCCGTCATGCTGCCGGGCCGATAAGAACTCGTGCGGCTCCGGCATGTCCTCGCCCTCGGTGTCCGGGATGTCGAGCACCTCGAGCTTTCGTCCGCCCGGATTCCCGTTCTCGTACTTCTCCTTGACGGCGGTTTTCTTCCGGCCAGCGCCGGGACGTCTGCCGCCGCGACCGCCAGTGTTATTCGATTTTGTGGGCATTTCGTCACCGCCTTTCTCTCATGTACGCGCGTAATAGATAAGGAGCCGGGTTATTACCCGTTTGATTTCGCTTTTTTCGCACAGAAGACCCCGCGCCGTTTTCCGCAGCGCCGCCTCGTAGAGATTTTGACCGCCCCTGATCCGTACCCCGAAATTTGGACAGTCATTGATTGAAATTCGAGAGTGTGAAATCAAAATCATCACACAAATCGCAGAGTTGGAAATCA